TTGCGGGCAAGCCCTTGGAAGCCGATTTTGCTGTCCAGCCCGCCGCCCTCAGTCTTGGCCGATTTACCCATGACCGCAACCAGCAGGCCGGAAACGTAATCAATGCCCATGAGAGCCAACAGCACGTACATCACTGGCGACGCCCCTCCGAATGCACCCAGAATAGCGCCCAGCGCCCCAGCCCCGATTTTTACTATTTTGTCCCACACCGTTGAGACTGTATTAGCACTTTCCATGTCCGTATCTCCTTATGATAGATTGTCCAGTATCGCCCCGAGCCGCTTGAGCAGCCCCCGCGCCTCTGCCTTGAGCGCATCGTTGTCCACAGACGGCGCGTCGTCGGGTATATCTTCCGGTCCGTTTTCCAGCAATGCCGCCCAGGTCTTGGGGCCAACAATGCCGTCGACGGTCAGGCCAGATATGGTCTGAAATTCTCTTACCGCCGAATCAGTCTCATTTCCAAAGGCGCCGTCTGCGCCGTACTTGGGCAAGAAATAGCCCTTTGCTAACAGCGCCTCTTGCAGATTCCGCACAAGCACGCCCTTGTCGCCACGTTTAAGTATCATGTCGCTCATGTCTGCCTCGCCACCCTCCGTGTTTTCTCCCGCGTCGATGTATTCCGCCGCCACGCCCTCGTCCATCGCCTTGGCGACCTCGGCGCGGAAGTCGTTCATCGTCAGCCCGTATTTACGCAGCCAATGCAGGATGTCGCCGTGATTGCTCGCCAGCCCCATATCGTGCAGTTCGCGGTGATCGCGCACGGTGTCCGTCGTGATCCCGTGCAGCAAACACAGATGCGCCGTCAGATTGACCGCCGCGCCCATGACCGCCGCGCGGAAGTAGCTTTCGTCGGTTAATCCGTCCTCGCAGATTTCAAACCCGATGTAGCCCATGCGGTTCGCGTTGCCGTTTGCGCCGTTGCCCGACAGCCAGCAGCGAATATTCCACGGCAGGACTTGATAGATCGCCACCGTATCATCGGCGAGCTTACCGATATACGCGCTCGCGCAGACATTGCCTGCGCGGTTGTGGTGGTTGCCGTATGCATTTTTTCCGAGCCGCCCGTCATCGGGCTGGACGTAGCGTTTGAGGCGCGGGTTGTTCGCCCCTGTCGAGTGCACCTGTACGCCCGTCGGCGTCTGCCGGACGTTGGCGCGGAAACAGTCGCTGCGCGTAAAGTACAGGCGGTAAATTGTGATCTTACGCATCCTCCGCCACCTCCCTCGCGCTCAGGCTGTCCACCCGTCCGCGCAGTTGATCGCGCTCCGCCGCCAAAATCGCCGCCGTAAAAAAGCCCAGCGTCGCGCACACCGGGCCGCTTTTGCCGAAAACGTAGGGCTTCCCGACCTGCTGGCGGGAGAAATTGATCATTTTGCTCATGCTGCCTCCTCCCATCCATACTCTCCTGGTGCCCAGGTGTTTGCATCCGCTGTGGATATCCACTTCTTGCCGTCATGCGTCACTTTATCGCCTTTTTTATACGCATTATGCGCCCCCGTCGGCTGAATCCACTCCGGCCATTCTTCGGCAGGGTTGGCGGCCAGCGAAAACAGTGAAGCTGCCTTGTCAGGCGGCCAATCGGCCTGTATCGTGTGCCCCTGCCCCGTGTTGACACGGTACAGTTTGTCCGCATGCCGCCAGTAACTCCCTTCCTCCGCCCGTTGCCCAACGCAGTCAGCCCACAGCGGGAACATCAGGGCGTTGTCCAGCGCGTCAGCAGGTGTGATGACATCCGTCTGCGCCAGCGCCCGGAACATCACCGTTGCGGCTTTTTGTGTCACCATAAGCGGGTCGGGCGGGGGCGGCGGCAAAGCGTCAATGTCCGCCTGTATTTCCTCAGCTGTACGCTCCACCGCTTCACCACCCGTCAGCTTATAAACAGGTATACCGTTTTCGTTAAACAGCGATTTTTTGAAATAATTGCCTTGCGCATGATGGTATCGGTCTCCTTCTCCTGCGTCAATCTGCGTCCAGCCTTCTAAATCTTTATCTTTAATAAATTCTGAAGAATTGATTTCTATAATTCGGTTGTTTTCATCAACCCTAACATAAACTTTATACATAATCACTCCTTATAAGTCTTTTGACACAGAAAAAACTACCGTGACAAAAGCGTTGGTGTTTGTAATTCCGTGACCTGTCTTCGTAAATGTTATACTTACCCCACTTGTAAAATTTGTTATGGAAGCAGTAAACCCAGTCTGAGCATCCCAAGGCAATTTGATAACACTAAAACTTTCTAACGTTACCGTCCCTGACGTATCTCTCATACTGTCAGGGTGTGATAATTGCACCTCTATCGAGCTTGTAGTGTAATAGTATGGGAAAACCGGAACAGAATAAACTTTACTGTAAAATCTCCTGCACTTCGGCAGCTCCACCGCCCAGTCCATAGGCGGGTCAAGGTGCAGGGTACTCACAGTGCCCAATTCCAGCTTGTGCCGAACGAAGGTAATGCTGGATTCTTGCGGCGTCAACTGTAAATAAACGCCTGATTGGTCTGCTAAAATACCTGTCCTTACCCTTAGTCCATCCACGTTATAGTCTTTATAATTTGGAGCATCAAGCGTCGGGAACTCTATGACTACGCTCCTGTACACTCCTGCTTCATCCTCGCAAGTATAAGTGTATGTCTTGCCAGCATGTTCAATTCCCTCGATTCTTTGTTGCAAATTAACGTCAACAGGAACTGTCACATAGCCGTTTTCTTCTACAATGACGCCAACGCCTGCTCTCCAACGGTCGTAAAAATAACCGCTCGAAGCAATTACTCCCGCTGGTGTTTCACGCTGGTTTATCGGTCGATTAAAGTCCCAGTTGTGCAGGATGTTGGGGTTGACCACCGTGCCCGGCTCGCCCTGCGGGCCTTGCGCGCCCTGCGGGCCTTGCGCGCCCTGCGGACCTGGTTCGCCCTGCGGGCCTTGCGGACCGGTCAGCGCGGCCAGCTGCGCATCGGTGAAATCGCTGTACGTGAATGGGTCGCCCTTGTCGCCCTTCGGACCTTGTGCGCCAGTATCGCCCTTATCGCCCTTATCGCCTTTGCTCCCCTGAGGGCCTTGGGCACCGGTTTCCCCCTTTTGAGCTATCTCCATCCAGTGCGTGGTTGTGCTCAGCGAGACACCAGTAGCAGGCGTTTTGTTGATGTACATGTAGCTGCTGCCGTTATCAGAAACCACATCGAGCCGTTCGTACTGTGTTGATGCGCTGTATTGCCCACGCGGCGTTACCGATACCTTCCCCGCGCTATATGTACTCATGTTGTTGTCACCTCCAGCTCCCCGGTGTCCATATTGACCGCAAAAGTGGCCCCGCTGTAGTCATCAGAAGTCGTAACCATGATTAGCCCTGTAGCGATGTCCACACGAAAAGAGGCTCCGGCTCCGCCGGGGATGACGATATCTCCAGCCTCTATCAGTTCTTCCAGTTTCGCTTTCGTCAGAGCCATGTGATCACCTGCCTCAGTTGATTCATCACCTCAGCGCTCGGCTTTTCAGTCAGTTCAACCCAGTTCATCGCCGGGATTCTATTGACCGTTGATTCGGTATCCCACCCATTAACCAGCGTCACCACATCATTAATCGCCTGCTGCAATTCGATCACATGCGCTTTCCACCCGCGCGATTTTGTGACGCCCGCCGTGATGGTTTCTGCCCACACAACGGTGCTCAGGCCGTAGTATTGGCGTATCGTGTTAACCATCGTGCGGAGTTCATTCACATGCGCCGCTTTGATTCGTGTCGTGCCGCCCTGAATGGTTGCGTCCGTAAAGCTCGGCGCGGTGTATGTTAAACTGCCGGTCTTTGCGGTCGATTCCTCGTTGTACTGGTCGGCAGATTTGATCGAGTAGCTAACCGCCCCCGCACCCGCCGCATTGGTTCGCCTGAGAACGATTTTCGCGCCCGCAGTCAAACCATCTGCCCGGCTTGGTGTGAATCCGCTCGCCACAAGCCGCTGTGTATGTCCTTCCGGGTCAGCGCCGAGCGTAACAAGCAAACGCGGTCTACTGTTGTAAATCGCCTGTCCAGTCTGTGGATAATTCACGGTAGGAGCAGCCGGGGCCGTATTTTTGACGCACGAATTTGATTCCAGCCAGTCAGACACGGCACCGAGCGCATCAACCGCACGGACACGGTATTTGATGCTCTGTCCGGGAGAAAGCGTAGGCGTGTGCGCTGTGATTCCGTTGGTCAGGTTCACCCACGCGCTCCACGCTCCCACACCGCTTTTTGTGGCAAACTGGATATTATGAGTGCTCAAGTTTTCGTCCGGGTCAGTCGCGCCGGAATAGGTCAGGGCGATTGCGCCCGAAACGTAAACCTCCGGGGCCGCTGTAAAGACGGTCGGAGCGCTCGGAAGCGAATTGCGCTTGATTGCGTTGGTTTCTTTCCATCCGCTGTAATAACTCGATCCGGCCGTGCCGAGTGTCCTAAGCCGATACTTCCTGCTATACGCCCGGACGCTTGGGAGCGNGACCGTTGTGGACAGTGAAGTGCCGGTTGTCCATACGGTTTTTAGTGCCGTCCACGCGCCGTATGTCGTGCCGTTCGCCGATTCTGCGTACTGGATTTCATAGCCGGTGATTGCGTTCGCGCTGCCCCCGGCCGCACCGGACGCGGAAAGGGTAGGGCTGTTTTCACAAAGCGACGGGGTCACACTCGCGGCGGTAGGAGCAGAGCAAACAGTGATCGGCGTGTAGTTGACATCAACCCTTTGATAGCCTTTTACGAAAATCTTGCTTGCTTCGTTCAGGCCGAAGAAAGAGATTGAAGCGATATCATTCTGGTTAAACGCAGTGCCAAAGTTAAACTCCCACGTCGCGCCGGTGTAGTTGCTTGAGTTGAATTTGATATCTGTTCTGGTAACTTCGGCCAGCGTTCTGCCGTAATAGTCCAGCAGCCGCGCCCTGACCTGATAGGTGTGAGTGTAGGCGTTTGTTGACATGAACGCATAAGCAATTACAGAATCCGTCCGTATATCACTCAGCGCGGAGCCGCCCGAAAGCGACACGGTACGGGTATAGTTTAGCCCCTGTGCATCCCCTGCGTCGCCGGTAAAATGACGTGTCGCCATAGGGCCCCTCCTTTACGCGTAGTAGCTGCCCACATAGGGCGCAATCCGATCAATGGTCGCGCTAAGTGTCGTACCGTTAATCGTTAGCCTGTAAAGCGGCTCCTGTCTCTTGTCGCCTGCTGTCGCTGCGGTCAAATCGTCCTGTTCCAGTGTCGGGTCAGCCGCCGCGCCCGCTGTCTGTGTGCCCTTGATAACTTTGAGCACATGCACGTCGGACGTATCGCCGCCACCTACCACATACTCTGCCACAATCAGATCGTTGCGATTAAATCCAGCCTGCCCGACATCAACCGCCAGCGTAATAGGCGCGTCCACACGGAGCAGGAAGCCCTGATTGGAAAATACGCCCTTAGCAATACTCACACTGGTATCACTCACCCGCGCGCAGGCCAGTTGATCATCGGCCTCCGTGATGCCGGACGCGCTGCCGAGTATCGCCCGGTAGATCGCCGCATCGTCACCGGCGGTAATGTGGGCCGGGTCTGCGGGTTTGGTGTATACGGTAATTGCTTTCTGTGCCATTATTTCACCCTCGTTTCCAGCTTAATGCCTCTACTATTCATGGTCAGTATCTTTCCGACAACCGTAGCAGTTCCGGCCATCCCGGTCAGCCTGTCACGCGCCCCGACGATATCGCCCAGCTTCAGGTCAAGTCCGGCAATCTGCGGGTCAATCTCGATCTGCCGGAGCGGTGCAATCTCAAGCAGACGCTTCTCGGCTCCCTTTTGTAGTTCCGAAACCGTTTCTGGGTTGGTGTAATCGTACACGGCCACATGATCTGCGGCTGTTCCCACCCACGCGGGGGGAACCGTGGTCAAGCTGCCGTTATCGTTGCGGTAAACGTGCAGGATATCGCGCTCTGTCAATTCCCCCGCGCCGAGCGCAATGATGTGGTTATATCGGTCATAGCCGCCCATGGTTGCCACCATGTTTACGCCGTAGTCCTGTGACAGGTCAATCGTTTCGGAGTAATCCGTTACTGCTGCCGCCGACAGCACCACGCGCTTTAACACCTGATCATACTGCACCTCAAGCGCCGCGCCTTGTTCGGCCAGCATCAGATAGATTCCGATCAAAAGGTTGGTGTATCTAAATTGCCTATTGACCGTGATGCCGCTTGCCGCTGTGGATACGTCCACATTAGCGCCGAGTTTCGTGCCGATCAGTTCCGCTATCTTCGCATTGGCTTCTCCGTTTACCGCTCTGTACGCTTCACCCGTCGGCGGCTCGATGATTTTGCGGTAGAGCGCTCCGCGCCACGTCACGCCGCTTACGGTAATCTGCTGCAGGGCGGTGCTGTGCCGGATCAGTTCGACCTTGCCGCCGAACTCGGTGCCGGGTACATAGATGTGATGCCCGGCCAGAATGGGCGACCGCTCCCAGTAGATATCTGGGACGGTCAGGGAGAATGAGTTATCTTCGACCTGGATGTCAGTGTCTTGAGATATTTCAGCGTCAAACTGATCGATTTCATCCACATAGCCCAGCTCAGCAAGGTCAGCATCGGCATGAATTATATCCACAGCGGCTCACTCCTTTGCTGGACCAGGGTAATGTCAAAATTAAACGATCCGTCATAGATCACGGTATTTACGCCCGGCTCAACCGGAAGGAAGATGTCATTTTCTTTATCGCGGTAATCAAACAGGTTCGTCCGTTCACCCGCCGCCGTGACCGATTCAATCCGGCGCTGGAGCTGATCAATCACGATGCGCTGAGTAGCGGATGCGGACGCGGCGACGCTGTATATTCTGCCGCCAACCGTAATTGACGGATTCTCGACCGGGCCGTATACGGTGATAATCATTTGGCTCGGCGCGTAATGGCTGTTGTCAATCGTGCCAGATGCCGCACTCGCAATGTATCGGTAATCGTAGCGGAGATTGTATCGTTTCGCGTTGTCCACACCCTCAGCCGCGCCGATCAGGAAATGATAATTCTTTTCGGTTCGCCAGAACGGCTCCGTGACTAACACGGTCAGGTCTTTACTCACCCAATTTGATTTATCGGCGTATCGGTTAACCTTGCTTGCGACGGCCAAGAAACAGATCAGATATTGCTCTCCCAGGTACAGCCTGCCCGGTGTGTTATTGAGTATATCCGGCTCGGTCAAGGCCATCAAAGCGGCCGCATTTTGCGCAAACAGTTCGCGTCCCCTGATGCCAATGGAGATCCGTTTTTCCTGCACCGGGCGGGAAAACGTAACCCGCCCGCCAAATCCAGACGGGCGGTTTGTTACGGTTCGATTCCACGCAAAGTCACGCAGATCGTGACCGGATATGAGATAATGCCCTTGGTTCAGGATGATCGAAGCGCCGTTTGAATTGACGTATTTGATGATCATGCCAGCGCCACCTTTCTCACCCATCGGCCCATTTCTCTGTCATTCAGCACAACAGCCGCGCCGTCCAGATTAATCGCGTCGGACAGCTTTGCGGCCAGCCTATCCAGCGCGGAATCGTCCAGCGTCACAGCAAGCGACGATTTTCCCGTCACACTCACCGGTCCGCTGATGCGGTCGAAATTGCCAATAGCGCCAAGCATGCCGGATGTGTCAGGGACAATGCTTTCCATTGCGTCATTAACCAGACCGGCGTTTTTAGTGATGCCAAGCACAATGCCCTGCACCATTGGTTTACCAATCTTATCAGCCATGACGCGGGACGGAGAATGAATACCCAGGAGATTTCCAATCCATCCCAGCGCATCGCTGAACCATTCCTTAAGCTTTTCCCAGAACCAGGTAGCCATTGATTTAATGCCTTCCCAGATACCCTTGACCATCTGCACACCCACATCAAGCAGTTTGGGGATGTTCGCAACCAGACCGGTGACAACAGTCGTGATTATCTGCGGTACTGCTTTCGCAAGATCAGGCAATGCATTAACTATTCCGTCGATAATTGCAAATACCAATTTAAGACCTGAATCAAGAATTTTATCCATGTTCGCCGTAAGTGTTTCAACGATTTTCGTGATTATTTTTGGAACCGCAGCTATGAGTTTAGGCAGGTTATCTATGATTCCCGCAACAAGGTTTAACAGTATCTCTAAGCCGGCATCAATTATCATGGTGAGGTTGTCCGCTATAGTGTCGACTATGGCTATGATGCAGTCTACAGCTACGGGTATTAGCTCAGGGATAGTCTTTGATATCCCTTTTGCAAGTTCAATGACAATTTCGCCAGCGGTCTTAAGTATTTTGGGCAACCCAGACAGTAAGCCCTTGATAATCATAGTGATGCCCGCCAATGCCGCAGGGATAAGCTGATCCATCGAAGAATCAAGTCCATCAATTAACCCGGAAATCAACTGCCCTGCAGCGGTTATGATCATGGGAGTGTTATCAAGCAAAGCTCTGGTGATGGTGAGAATTGCATCTATGGCAACGGGCGTAAGCTCGGGTAGTAGGTTAACAAGCATGGTGAGCGCCGCCGTGAAAAGCTCCGTCACTGTGGACAGTATCATGGGCAGCATCGAAGACATTGATTCCATTATTCCGGTCAACGCAACAGGAAGCACGGAGATTATGTTTTCAATGACGGGCGTTATGTTTTTTACGACGTTCTGGAATGATTCAACTACGTTGGCCAGAAGCATGTCGATGTCCGCTCCAGAAATACCCAAACCGGTAACAAGATTCTGGAATGCAGATTTCATGCCGCCGATAGATCCGGAGATTGTCTCTGTCGCTTCAAGGGCGGTCGTTCCGGCGATGCCCATCTGCTGCTGCATGACATGAATCGCTTGTGTTACATCGGCATAAGATGATATATCAAACTTAACCCCGGCGATTTTCCCTGCATCCTCCAGCAGGCGAGCCATCTCTTCCTTGGTGCCGCCGTAACCGAGCTTTAAGTTGTCGAGCATTGTATAGTTTTGTTTGGCGAAGCCTTGGTATGCGCTTTGGATGGAGGACATATCCGTACCCATCTTGTTGGCGTTATCGGACATATCCGTAATGGCCATATCCGCATACTTGGCCGCCTTTTCGGTATCCCCGCCCAAAGACTGAATCAAGCTTGCCGAGAAACCCGTAACCGTCTCCATGTACTGATTCGCAGATAGTCCAGCAGTCTTATAAGCGTTTGCCGCATATTTCTGCACAGTCTTGGAAGAATCCTTGAAGAGTGTATCAACGCCTCCAACAAGCTGCTCATAATCAGCAAAAGAATTGATTACTTCCTTGCCAAGCTTGAAAGCTGCACCGGCGGCAGCAACGGCCATCGTTCCGACCGCAACGGCGGCCGCTTTAGCCCCGGCAACAACGGTTTTGCCAAGCGTTTCTCCTACTTTTACAAGTGATTCACGCCATTTGCCTGTCTTTTTGTCCGCATTATCGGTTTCTTTCCCGAATCCTTTGATTGCTTCCTCATTATCGCCGAGTTCGCCTTCCATTCTGGACAACGCGGCCTCTGCATTATTCAGTTTTATGCGGTAAGCGTCAGTTCGTTTATCGCTTTCCCCATAAGCCGCCGCAGAATCTTCTACAGCTTTAGACAGCGCAGCAACGATTTCTTTTTGCTGAGCAATTTGCTTGCCTAAAATCTCGCCCTTCTTGGTCAACCCTTCCATGCTGGAGGCGTTGTCACCAAAAACGGCGGTATTCAGTTTCATTTCAGAACCGAGCACCCTCATTCCGCGGTAGGCTTCATCCATGGCGGCCTTAAACTGTTTTTCGCCATCAATGGCCAGCGTAGTCTTGATTTCTCGCTTCTTAGACATAAGATCACCTCGCCTTCCGCTTTATTCCGTGCTGTTCATCGTCATATTCCCGACGCCATAGCCACAGGTCGTATATCTCTCCAGGCCGTTTCATCATCGCCGATTCCTCGGTCAAACCAACCTGCAGCGCCATGCCAATCAAGCGCAACGGGCTTATTCCGCTGCGCTCTCCGCGTTTTTTCGCTCTTGCCGCTCCACATCATCAAGCAGAGAATTGCCCTCGGGCTGTTTGTGTTCCATACCAAAACCGATTGAAATAGCCCCCATCGCCGCTGGGGCAAGCTCCTGGATCTGTTTTGGAGTAGTCAGCAACAGCACGGATTCATCGGTGAGTTTTTCTTCATCTGACAACTTGGTTTTGCCAAGCCTGAGCATCTCGCCCTGATTCGCAAGCAAGGCGATCAGCCACGGAATCACCTCAAAGATTCGGTTCGCCGCTTTAGCCGCATCGGCTCGTTTCTGTTCCTGCACCTCGGGGCTGTCATATTCGCTGATTCCCTCGCCCTGGAAGGTCTCAGCCATTTCCTCAACACCGCCGTACTTTTTGCAGATTTCCACATACGCGGCGGTGGTACATACTAATTCATATTCTTTCTTGCCGATTTTGACTGTGATATCCGACATAAAACCTCCTTCAAGAAAAGGGGGCGGAGTTACCCGCTCCCGATTAGCTTAGATGTCGATAGTGTAGGCCGCGCTCAGAATATCGCTGTTGGCCATACCGGCCTTTACAGCAATGGCCTTGATGGTCATCGGCCCCCAGACAGCAATGGGGTCGCTGTAAATCATGCTGCCTATGGTCGGATCGCTGCCGTTGGTCGTGTAGTAGATTGTCGCGCCGTCGGTCGCACAAGCCAGCGCAACGGTTTGGCCGGACGCAACGTCACCCGCTGCGGG